GTTGCGGTTTCCTTGCTTTCTTTAGTGACTATGCCCTCTATTAAACTAAGTTCATTTTCTCCTCGTTGCACTGCTTTTGTTTTAGCGTCATGAATATTTTTACCAATATAAGCTTTATGGTTATCGTTAGACCATACAGCTGGCTTACCTTCTTTTAATAATAAAGCAGCTTCTTCTCTGCTAAATTCACGGTTACTTATTATTTTATTTTCTTTTTTTCTTCCCCACATAAGCTTACGCATTTGTTCATAAGCCTGTCTTTTTTCAGTTGCTTCAGCTAGCGTACGAGCGTATCCTCTTTTTACTTCACCTAAAGGATAAGGATATTCTTTGTTGAGAGGTTTTTGAAATTGATCACCTATTTTTTGTGGAGTTTTATAGGAGTATTTTCCCATTCCGACTTGTTCAACTTCATCTAAATGTTTTAAATATTTTTGTAATATTGATTTATCGGTGTAAGGTTTTTTAGTTTTAGGGTTTATCAGCCCAGCAAAAGAAGATATAAATATTCCAGGATCTATTGTGCTTTCTGCAATATTTACTTTTCCTCCAGTTTGCTCAGAAGTATCTATTATTTCTACTCCAGAATCCTTAGCTTCTTTTCCTTCTCTTACTTTTCTATTAAATTCTCTGTACGCTTGTCTAGATCCTTCGTATGTATATTTTTCATTTTTGGGCATACTTTTTGCATACTCAGCGTTAAAGTCTTTGAAGGTTATTACATTTGCTGGATCTTGATAAGGACCTCTTCCTAATTCCATTCCCATAAATGGCTTTTCAGGAATTTTATCAACTACAGATTTTGTTAATCTTGTTGCTCCTTTAATACCAAGTATAGGAACTAGGAGAGATACAAGCTCTCCAGCAGTTCTCACTGTAGTAGCCATTGCGGGATCATTAGTTTCTTCAAATACTTTGTCAGCTTTCTTTTCAAAGTAACCAACTACTGGCTGCATTACTTTGTCATGAAACATATGCTGAAATCTTTGGCCACCTTTAGTCTGTGCCTCAAAAGGTTTTATACCCAAAAATTCTGTATTAGCTCCAGTCTCTTCAAGTATTCTATTAAATTCTTCAGGAAAAAAATCTAAATCTCTTTCTAAACCAGCATTAATTGCAGCTCTTATCGTAGCATATGGGGTAGCTAATGCAAAATGAAGACCTCCTTTACCAATACCTTCAACTGTTGGAAGCATAGATTTAGCAATATTTGAAAGAGTTCGTCCACCCTCAGGACCCTCATAAGGAGCAATTCCCGTTGAAGATTGAATAGATTCCCCACGTAATTCCCTCTGGAAAGCAAATCCTCCAGATTTATTTGGTTCTTCAGAATCAGGAATTGTTTTATTTCCTGACAATTCATTTTGAAAACTAAACGGCATTTTTATTGTGGATCAAATGTTACCATGTTTGCAAATGAGTTTCTAAAAACTTCATCTGCTATTGATTGAGCATCCATTCTGCTACTTGGAGATTGTCCTTCTTGCGCTTGTTTTATGTATGTTTCTAAGTCTGCTATATACTCCTCTTGGGTTGTATTCATTCTTTTAGCAGATGCTTCTGTGGGTATAAAAGTATTGTACTCAAACTGATCGTCTCCTCCAAACACACCAAGAGTAGGTGTTTCTGCACTATACGGTTGAATACCATCATCCAGCGCCTCTGCAAGTATATTAGTTATTTGCTGTTGATTTATATTTGGGTTTTGTTCCATTGACTGGGTTATAATTTGTGTAAGCTGTTGAGACATCGTTTCAAGCGATGAACCATAGCTTGGGTTTGCGACTATTTCTCCTGTTTCCTCATTACGCTTAAAAGCTTGAGGAAATATACTTGCTAGTGTAGGAGTAAGTGACTTTGATATATTTGCGGTGTCTGTAACACTAAAACGATCAGGTCCTGCACCCTCCTGAGCTTTCGCGTCAATTTTCATTTGTTCTCGTTCCGTTGCTCCCTCTTGTTGCAGTCTTTGTTGTAACATAGTATTAGCAGATGCACTATAGTTTTCCATAACTTCTAATACATTTGAAAAAGCATCAAAATTTTCTATTGTAAGTGGCTCTCCTTGAGCCTTTCCTCCAGGAAGAAAAGCAAAATGGTTTACTTCTGTATCAGGCACAGAATTACCATCTGGTCCTACTCTTGGTCTTACATCAGTTTGATTTAATTCAGTAAACTCTGCAAGTAACATCTCATATTGACTTTCAAGTCTGTTCATGTTAGTCACTGCATCATATCCTGGGTCACCAATACGCTCAAAATGATCTTTTAAATTTGCATGAAATGGAGCAAATTTATTTAATCTCATATCATTGTTGTTTAGAATTAAATTAAGCTGATTATTTGATGCTGCTAATTCTTTTTCAAGTAATATATCAGCTACTAATCCTTCTGGACCTTTTTCTTTATAATAACCTGCCATAGCTTCTTCAGTAGTAATTTTATTTTTTCTTAAAATATTATTTAAATCTTCATCTTTTAGCATTTCACTATACAAATGCCTAAGTGATTCATTAGTTATTCGACTTCTTTCGTTTGCCAAATCTTGTTTCTGTAGCTTACCAGGAAGCATTTGTTGTGTTTCAAGAGTTTGCGCTTCATACATATCAGCTATTGAGCGTTGTTTCCTTTGCCCTGTTAAATGTGATGCTACTGTTTCTATTGCCATTGTGTTTTACTCCTACACTATTTTGCCAAAAGGTTGGTCACCTAGATTTATGTTTATATCTCCACCAGGGTCTTGTGGTTTGTTACCTCCAAAAATACCTCTGGTAACAGCTGAACCTAATTCCCCTAGCGTAGTTTCTCTTGGTCGCAATTCTCTAGCTTGTTGCTGCTGAAGAGCAACCAATCTAGCCGTCATAGTATCTGCCCCACCTGCCAAAGACGCATAAAATTCTTTTTCTTGGCCAATAAATTTTTGTTCAAGGTCCATAGTACCTCTTATTACTTCCTCAGCACCTTTTCCTGCTTCAGCTGGATTGTGTCCTTGAGCAATCATTAATCTAGTTAGCCTATCTTTTTCTCTTTCAAGAGCGGCAGTATAAGTTGTAGGTAATTCCCCTCTATCCAATTTTGCTATATTTTCTTTAGCTACTTTAGCATAGTGATCAGAAAACTCACTTCTATATTGGCCTATATTTTGTTGTAAAGCATCTATTTGGCTTTGTCTTATATCCCCTTCATACGCAGAGAACCCAGCATCAATAATATCTCCAATTTTGTCTTTATCAAATCCAAGAATTTTACTATCTGTTAATCCACCCTGTGTAGTTCTTTCAGTGGCTAATTTTTTAATGCCTTCCGATCTTCCAGCTAATGCTATACCAGTTTGATCTAATATAGATGTTTGACCTGGCATATTTGCAGTAACAGAAGATGGATATCTAACACCCATTCCAAATCCAGCTTTGGTACCTATTGATTTTGACGCTTGCAATGTTCCTGCTGAAAAAGCTGATGGCATTATACCTGTAGCGGCTAACCTTCCTGTTTGTCCTAATCCATGCGCACCCATTACTAAGCTTGATGATGCCTGCTGTGCTCCAGTAGCTCCACCAAGTCCTCCTAAGGTACCACCAAATTTTGCACCAATTCCAGCAGTTACTCCCCCTAGTATTGCTCCTTTTATGCCTCCGCCAGCTAGTAAGCCTCCAGCTGCTCCTCCAATTGCTGCAGCAGCAAAAGGTGCAATCATTGGCATAGCATAGGGAGCCACTATTGGCAGTGCCACAGATGCAACTGTTCTTAGTATTTTCCCTTTTATATATAGTGGAGAAAAAGCAAATCCCATTATATTTTTCCAAAATTTAAAAATCATGATTTATTTTCCTGTTCTTTTAAGTAATCTTCAAAAGTATCGTCTACAATTAATTTATATATCTCATCCCCATAATCCATTACAAACTTCTTACCGTGAATAATTAAAGCAATATGTAGTAATACTGCTCCTAACTCATATCTTAATACATGAGATATATCTAATCTCTCTTTATTTTTTTCTAATTTTGCTGATGCTACAAATGTCATACAAGCGTGAGTTATGGCTGGTTGTATTACATTAAAATTTGTAATATAAAATTTATTAGTTGGTAACTCTACCAATAAAAACCAAAGTACATTGTGAACATCTTCATTTTTATTATCTTTATCTATTAAATCATCCCAAAAGTGTGCTGTTGTATGTAAACCTTGCCATAGATTTCTAGCATCTACGTAAGATTTAGGAATAATATCATTTATTGTCATTTCCATTTTATGCTGTATACCAATTAGTTGCGTCAACTGCTATATATCTTCTTGAAGCTCCTTCACCAAGTGCATTGGAGTCTACAGCATTTGCTGAACCGCCATCTATGGCGTCATCTGTGTTAGGCCATATTTGTATGTCTTGGGCTGCGTCATCATTTATAATTAAAATTTCTAATCCAGCAGCAGCTGATGGTAACTTAACTCCATCGTTGTCAGCTCCTACTGTTGTTACTCTATTTATATCTTTTGTTAAAGCTGTTGCCCCAGCTTGAGTTTGAGTAGCTCCAGCAGTTATAGAATTAGTTACTGACTTTACAAAATTTCCTCCAGCAATAACTCCAGTATGTTGTGCTAAAGTTAAATGATATCTTTCTCCACTACTTCCACCTTGGTGGCTTTGCAAACTATTATGTGTACGAGTAGCTATAGATGTAATATTAGAATCAGTAAAATTTAAACCATTAAATGTACCTACTGAGGCTCCTCCACCTAAACTTCTACTTAGTTCTTCAAAATATTTTATCCATAGGTGAGAACTAATTGGCGTATGTAACGGTGGAGGTCCTAAAGCCATTAATTATTTCCTTCAGCATATTTACCTAAGTATACTCCCATTTCAAGAGATTCTAATCTAAGAGGAGTATTAGCAGTATGCTTTAATCTAAAAGATCTTCTATGAAATCTTCCTAAAGATACTAACCTCGGATAAGTATCTTGCATGTCTACTGTGCGAGAAGTACCATATGTATTATAATCATCATCAGACCAATCTATAGTTAATGCAGATGATGACCCTTCTACATCACCAACAACTGAGAGCCTGAATAAAAATTTAGGTCTTGTAGTTAAAAAATCAAGCTTGTTAGTTAATATTTCTACTTTAATATCATTTGTTGAATCTTGATTAATATCAAGATCCATTCTATATACTTTTCCATTATCTTCATCTAAAATAAAATGCTGGTCATCATGATTACAATAATCTATACCAGTAAAATAAGTTTCACTACTTCCATCAAAAGATGTCCACTCAGACCAAGTACCGTCTCTTAAATCACACACTAAAGTTTTAGCTGTATTTTTAAGAGTTAATACATAAAATTGATGCCCAGCAATTCTCATTCCATAAGCGTATGCATCATCTATTCCATTACCACCAGCATTTGCTTCCTCATCAATCAATCTTTCTACAGGCTTAGTGCTTACTGTTCTTAAATCATTACCACTAAACATCATAACAGATTTACCACCTGAACGACCTTGAGCCATCCAAACGATTGTGTTTTCTCCTGACCAAACAGTTTTTCCATTAGCACACCCATATCGTATAGCAATACCTTCTACTGGGTCTAGGGTAGAACCTGACGCATTACCAGCGTTAAAGAAAAATTCTGTTGACCATTCGTTAAACGCTACTATATAGTTTAAATGTCTAGCTAGTGCTATCCCTTGATCAGGCTCTAACTGGCAAGTAAGTTTATGTGTAGCTGTCCAGTCTGATGGATCATTTACAGCAGAGTGAAATATTTCACCAGTAGATCCTTTCATAACAAATATAAATCCATCTAAGTTAACTATGCCTGGAACTAACCCAGTTGGTATATCAGAGTCAGTCATTTTTGTCATTGTACCATCTGCAGCAACTGTCCATATTTTATCAGTTACTCTAAATACTAACCTTGGGGTACCACCTCTAATCTCAGTTACATCTACTCTACCAGTAGCATCATCCAATGTACCACTTAATGCTGAACCATCTTTGTATATTTTATTTCCAACAACAGCATAAATAGCATCACCATCTGGCCAAGCATATAAAGCTCTTCCAGCAGCTGTAGCTGTAGTCTGAGAATCTGAAAACCCAGGCCTCTTAACTACATATGTTAATGGTGCATCAACATCTTTACCACTAGCAATTTGTTCAGGAAAACAATTTTTAAACCATTGATCTTCCGATGTACTAAATTGACGTTGATTAGGTAATGCATACAAAGGAACTCTTACTACATCCATATTAGCCATAGTAGTTACCTTCTGTATGTTCCCTGTCTGTCAGCTGGAAGTAAATATAAAGACTCTTGTTCTGATGACCAAGCATCACATTGTGCCTTTAACGACGCTGATATTTGAACTAACTCAGCTAACCTAGTATCACTTACTCCATATTTAGGAGCTATAAAAACTGCTAACCCCCAACATATTGGCATATACCATTCTTGTGGAAAGTCAGGCTCACTTTCGTTAGTTATGCCATCAAAGTCTTCATATGCTCTTGTAACATATAAATGTATTCTATCGTTTGTATATGAATCATCAGGTACAGGCCAAACATTCATGTTTGACGTAGTTACTTGAGGGTCAAAAAATAATTGGTTTATTCTTCCACTTTCACCTTTCTTGCTTAAATCAACATACTCTGATCTTGATATTACATCTATAGGTATATCTGTGTCATCTGTAGTTCTTACCCAAGCATTATTAACACCTAAAATCTTTTGTGTAAACGCATTTGTAAACGTATATACTCTGTCATTATCAGATGCATCGTCATCTATTGCATCAGCAATAGTTAATGTTGTACTAGAACCTACAACAGTGATAGTACTAAAATGTATTCCAGAAGAATCTGTTACTACACCTATCGTATCACCAACAGCCATTCCAGTAGTAGAGTCTACAGTTAGAGAAGTTGCTCCTGATGACACACTACCATTTAGTTGAGTGTTTATAACCTCAGACTCTTTAGCCATTCTATCTACTGAAGAACCACCAAATGTATATTGTCTTTGCCCTTTAATTGGAAATATAATTATTTCCTGATTAACAAACAGATTCATTCCTTCTGCCATCCAGAATTTAATCATCATATTAAGAGACCTAGCACAATCAGATTTTTGATTAGTACTTGGAGTTTCTCCTTCTCCAATTACACCAACAAGCTGAAGAGCTTCTGTAATTATATCATCTCTTTCTATTGAAAAATTAACTGATCCACTTGTAGCCATTATTTTTCCTTTTTATGGTAATGTTTTATTGTAAAGTCGCTATCCTCATCTGGATAATCTATTTTTGGATGTCGTACTCTTAAATATTCATACAACATAGTATATCCCTTTTTCTTTGTATACCACAATGAAGCACTATATCCTGACATAATTAACCAAGGACTAAATACTGCTGCAAATATAACTAAGTTCCATTGGTTTTCCTCTCCTAAATACATATAAGGAGACAAAGCTGATTGTAATAACATTTGTGTTAATGCACCCATAGGTGCACCAATAACTACTGCATTTAATAAACTTTTCTTATATGACCAAGGTGCTTTTCTTTCTTGTCTATTAATACGTTTTAATACTAATTGTATATAAATACCTACCACAGTATTTATTATTAGTGGTAAAAATAAAATTAATAAATAAGCATACCAAGGTACTGCCGTCATTTGGGATACTTATCTTTTATAGCTTTAATTGTTTTCTTCCACTCATCAATACCATTATGGTAGATGTCATCTAATTGATCTTTTATTTCTGGATATTCTTTTTT